GCTGCAATTCCCCTAACGCTGCTGGTAGCTGCATACTTGCCGCCCTCCTCTTACACCTTCAAAGCCTCTTTCAAGGCTTCGGTTGCTATGTAGGCGTATTCCTCGCCCCATTCCTGCAATTCCTCTATCAAGGCTTGCTGATCGCGTATATCGTCCCGCAATGCGTTTACCTGATACCTGATTTCGTGCGTGTAGTTGCCCTTTTCATCCTCTCGGAAACTACCATGCCGCCGAATATCGTCTATCAGCTCTTGCTTATGGCGTTCCAGCTCTATAAGCCCCTTCTTTATCTGCATCTGTCTTTCAATCGGCATCCCCATTGTTTAGCCCTCGCTTTCTGCTTCCAGTTCATCAAGAAACTTGTTAAGCTGTTCCAGCTTTTCCCGGTCAAGTCGGTTAATCTGTGCCGTGATCGCTTCCAGCAGCGCGGCTCTTTCCTGCTCCTGCATCATCCGTTATCCCTCTCTTTCTGCTTGCAGCGTTTCAAGAAAGCTAAGTAGCTGCAATTTCTCGTCAAAGGTCAAGGTTTCCAATATCTCTGCTGTACGCCTGTCCCGTTCCGCTATCCTACGGGCTTCATCGTCCGTCATGCCGCCGTCCCTCCTTCCATGTACCCACAGAGCTGCTCGGGCTTATTATACTTAGGCAAGGCGGCGGCTTCAAGTTGCCGCCTTGCCGGTACTTAAGTATTGAATTACTTAAGTATTAGGAAAATCTTAGGGGCTTAAACCCACGGTAAATCAAGGCTTTTTAGAAAATCGGCTGCACACCTTACGGCACTTTCAGCACACCTTACGGCACTTTTTAGCACACCTTACGGCACTTTTTAGCACACCTTACGGCACTTTTGGTTTTTGCTTTTTCCCCTTATGAGGAAAGGTAAAGACCAAAGTATCAAGGCTTTTTGCGGTAGGGATAAAGGCCGGGTTTTCCGGGTCTGGTAGCTGTATATCCTCGTAGGTTTCCATTAGTCTTGTACGGGTTCTAAGAAGTTCCCACGTCTTAGAAAATACCCTTTTCAAGAATTGTGCTTTATGCTCACTTGCGTTCAATCGCTCTTGTAGCTGGGGGTTGCGCTCTAAGATCGTCTTAGCCTTGATATTAGCGGTATTATCCCCGGCTTGCTCTATCAGTGTCACGATTATAACGACGTTCTCAACGGCTGCCTTATTCCTTTCTTTGATGATTTCAGAATCTATCAAGTAAGAGTGTGTAGGTAGCCGGTAGGGTTCCCCGTTGCTTTTCAGCTTTGGCTTACCTGCTTTATCCTTTTTGACTGATACATCATACAGTATCTTGATAACAAGGTTAAGGTAGGGGCTTGAAATAGCTATTGTATTGGTATTCTCATTGTACCATTCAAAGTTAAGCACCTGATAATAGCTTTCAGACGGTCGCCCATTCCTAAGCCCTCTAAGTACCCCGGTAACATTGTGGAATGATTGCACCCTTGCAATTATCTTGGATTGTATTTCCTGCTTGCTTAGGTTCGGTTTCATTCCCATAAATTCAGCTAAACGGGGTACATAGATCGGCACTACATCTTGTAGCACTCTTTTTTCTTGATACTGTGAAAGGATAGCGTTGTAGAATACCCTAATCATAGGCAGGTCTATTTCCGTTATCCCCTCTTTGGTCTTTAGGTTCTGTAGCTCCATTTCGCTAAGGGGTTGCAGGTTGCCGGGGAAATACAGTTTACCGTCTTTGAAACGCAAATCCTCAATACCTTTGAATTGCTGGAGATAGGCGTTTCCGTTCTGGTAAAGGCTGGTAGCAAATTGAAAATCACGGCTTGTAATTACTGCCATGTGCTTAGGCAGGTTTTCAATTAGATTTTCCGTTTGCTCTACTGCCTTGCCAACGTCCTAAGCCTTTTACGCTTGTACTCATACAGGGCTATACATTCGCCCACGGTCAAACTTAGAAAGAATCCTTTCTTATCGGCTTGGAATTGCTCTATTTCCTCCGGGGTAAGGGTCTTTCTAAGCCCTTCCTTGAAGTCTGCGACGGTAAGCCCATTGCAGAATTTATCCAGTTCGCCGGTTGTCTTATCCGTTAGCAAGTCAAGGGCTGTCCCGTGTTCATCGTAGAAAGATTTCATCTTATCGGAGACTTCGCGCCACGCTTGCATAAAGTCGGCTTCCTGCTGTCTTAGGGCTGCTATTACCGGGGCATAGTGTTCTTGATAGTCCGCTTCCACCTTCCTAAGTATTTCGTTAAGGCGTTGCATAGGCTCACGGTATTGGTCGGCTATCGCCTGTATCTGCTGGTAATATGGCTGCATTGCCGCCCCGTGCATTTCCATATCATGACTACTTAAGTAGGCGTTTACCTCGTTTATCTGCGCTTGCGTTCGTGCGTCCCAGTAGGCTTGCGCTGCTGTATCGCCGTCATGTATCGCGGTAAGGATTTCGCCTATAGTCATGCTGCTATAGTCTTTACCGGGCATCCTTTCGCCCCCTTCGCCGCTGCTGGTCGTATTCCCTTAGCTGCGTTTCGCTCAAATGCTTTACCCCGGCTATAACTACGGGGGTTAAATACCCCTTTGTTATGCTCTTTCTGATCGCCGGTACTCCAATTTGAAGTATCGCTGCCGCTTCCTGTAGGGTATAGCATTTCTGCCCTTCCAGTATAACCACAGAATTAAGCCCCCCTTTACTGGTGTGGTAACAGATCGTCTTGTTTATCAAGAAATTCGGTAAGGATAGCGTCAAGGGCATCTTTGTACCTGATACGGTTAGTATAGGCGTAGTCTTTCAGCTTTTGCAGCGTTGAAACGCGCATTATAAAGGTTGATCGCGTCCATTCCTCCGTTAAGCCGTCTTGCGCTCCACCCCGGATAAGGTCGCCGCTGCGGGGCTTGCCCCTGCCCCTCTTTTCTGTGGGTTCAATCCCCAATGCAGCGCGTTCCTTTTCAGCGTCAAAGGCCGCTGCGGGCTGCTCTACCTGCTGGGGCTGTTCCTGCTGGGGTTCCTGCCGGGTCTGTAAGATTGCTTCCATAGGGTCGCGCTGCATACGTCCTGCCATTTTCTGTTATCCCCTTTCTATCAGTTCGTCCGTTATAGCGTCGTACTGTTCAGCCGATTTACTATAAGGCTTGTAGGCGAAAATATCCTTTCCCGCGCTGGGGGCTTCTGCAAGGGCTATGCTGCTGCTGATCGTCGTATCAAAGATAAGCCCCGGAAAGGCTTTTGATAGACTTTCGTACACGTCCCGGTTAAGTATCTTGCGCGGGTCGTACATGGTCAAGATAACGCCGCTTACCTCTAACTGTGGGTTCAGTCGGTTTTTTACCGTCTGTATGGTCTTGTAGAGCTGCGCAACGCCGTTAAGGGCTAAGTAGTGTGCTTGCACAGGGATTATAACGCCGGTTGCAGCGGTCAAGGCCATGTAGGTTATAAGGCTTAGGGATGGCGGGCAATCTATCAGAATATAGTCATAGGCGTTTTGTAGCCGCGCTATATTCTCTTTCAGAATCATTTCCCGCCCCGGTATGCTGCTTAGTTCCATATCCACCCCGCTAAGGATAATGTCTGTAGGGATAACGGCATAGCTGCCGCTGCTGTCCCCATAGATCGCGCTGTTAATGTCCGCGCTGCCCTTCAACACTTCGTAAATGGTCGGGCTGTTATCGTCCAGTTCTACCCCCGCGCTTGTGGTAAGGTTGCCTTGCGGGTCTGCGTCTATCAGCAGCACAAGCTTACCTTTCCGGGCAAGTGCTGCGCCGATGTTCAGACAGGAAGTTGTCTTGCCTACGCCGCCTTTCTGATTGACAAAGGCTATAATCTTTGCCATAGTTACCGCCCTCCTATTAAGTTGATGTGTACATCATAATATAAAAGCGTTCCTTTGTCAAGTGGGTTATGTGTACATAAAAATAGGTATTACCATGATTATAATGTAAACATGATAATACCTGTACACTTGATAATATATGTACACTTAGTAATATTGCCGACAGCTTACGGCACTTTTACGACACTTCACGCGCTGGGAATGTCTGCCCCGTAGGGTAGCTTCATTTCCTCTGTGGGCTTTCCCCCCGTCCATGTTTTCACATATACGAAAAGTTCCCCGTTGTAATCGTCTGCCGTATCTGCGCGGGTCACTTCGTACC